ATCAATAAGTATTTGGATTCGAAACAGTCTGCAACTACTATTTCAGAGGTTAGTAAAGGCGGTTCGAGTAGAGAAGTTATTACTTCGGAACTAATTTACTACTGGATGGTCAATTATAACATTCCAGCTGAGTATCAGTACTGGAACCTTAATCGACTATTCAACCTTATTAGAATTGCTGGAGTTAAAAACTCTAAACCTAAGAAGATGAGTCGATCTGAAATGGCAGCTCGCAATCGTGAGTTAAACGCTCAGCGTAGACAACAATTAGGAACGGCCGGATAGAGAGGAGGTTCTTTATGACTGCTGTAATCTGGGATGCTCCAGGAGAAAAAATTTATGAAGTAGGTTTAGATCGTGGTGTTATGTATACCGATTCTGCAACTGTGCCTTGGAACGGCCTTACTTCTGTAAATCGAAACCCATTGATCGCGTCTAAAGATCCTTTGTATTTAGACGGCGTTAAGTATGCAGATAAAAAGATTTATCAACCATTAGATGGAACAATTTCGGCTTTGACTTATCCTGATGAACTGCTAGAATACCAAGGACTTTTGCATACATTTAATGGTATGTTTTTTAATGAGCAGCCAACAAACAGCACTTTTGGTCTTTCTTATAGGACTAAAATTGGCAACGATTTAGATGGTTATGAGCACGGATATAAATTACATCTCATTTACAACGTTAGCGTTGTTCCAGATCCTTTAAGTTTTGATACTATGAATGATAGTTCAGAACCCATTGATTTTACTTGGGCTTATAGCACCATTCCAATTAAAATTTCAGGCTATGCTCCACTTTCTCATCTAGAAATCGATTCCCGTAAAGCACCAGATGGATTTATGGAATATATTGAGGAAGTTTTATATGGTACTTCTGGTGTTTCTGGTAGACAACCAACGTTAAGTGAGATGTTAGATTTTATGTATAATGGGCCAGGCGGCTCGTCTAGTAGTTCGCATTACCCATCTAATTCTCAATATCCGAGTCCAACTTTTTACCCGGGGGGTGAGGGTGGTTCTTCATCAAATTATCCATCTGGTTCAAATTACCCAGGAAATGATAATTACCCTGGTGGAGAAACCTCACCCCCGTCCGGGACTTATACTCTTGCATACTTAACGGCATATTAAGGAGCCTGTTATGGCATACGACCCAACGACGTGGCAGAACGAGCCTAGCACAGCGACTCCTGTTTCTGCCGCAAATCTTAATAAGATGGAAACTGGCATTGACCAGGCACACACAAATATTGATAACCATCTAGCAGATACTTCAGACGCACATGATGCTTCAGCAATCAGCGTTGTTGCCTCAGGTTTTAATGGTAACTTAGCTACAACAGATGATACGGTGCAGAAAGTTGCTCAAAAACTAGACGATTTAGTTATTGGTAGTGGATCTGATGCATCGGTTCACATCGCAGATACAACAAACGCACACGCAGCAACATCGATTGATCACACAGTAACAGGCACCGTTCTTATCCCCGGTTCTGTACAAAATGCCCTTGTTATATTGGATGGGTATATTGATGATTTATCGACAGCCGATGTTAATCATTTAAATGATACTTCCGGAGCACATGCTGCTTCAGCAATCAGCGTTGTTGCCGCAGGTTTTAATGGTAACTTAGCTACAACAGACGATACAGTACAAAAGGTTGCTCAAAAACTAGACGATTTAGTCATTGGTGCTGGTGGTACAATGACTAGAGAAGAAGTAGAAGACCTTCTAATGTCCAGCTTTGTTGGGGCAGGGACGGCCTCTGTTTCATATGACGACACAAACAATCGTTTTTTAATTACAGGTGCGGCATCACTTACTCGTGAAGAAATTGAAGATTTATTAGCGTCTACTTTTGTTGCTGGTACTGGAATTAGTGTAACGTATTCTGACGTAGGCAACTCTTTTACTATTACTAACACGTCCCCAAATCAGAATCTTTATTCTGGATCTGAAAGTTTTGGTATTTCTGGCGTTCTTTCTGCTAGAACTGGAAAACTTAAACTTTATAACGATTCAGGTAGAACTCGAACTATTACATCAATTAGGGCCTCGGTTGACAGTTCTCCTGGCGGGGGACCTATTACAATTGACGTTAATAAAAACGGTACAACTCTTTATACCACACAAGGTAATCGTTGTTCAATCGCAGCAGGCGCATTTACGTCTAAATCTACAAACATGAACATTTCTTCTTGGGAAGATAGTTCATATTTAACTTTAGACATTGACCTAGTGGGTGTAAGTATTGCTGGTTCTGATTTAATTGCTACAGTTGAGTGGGTGTAACATGGCCCACCCAGAGGATCTACCAGGAACACCCGTAACCGTTGGTGACGAAGATCATATTATCGATCATGAAAAAATTCGAACAGCGTTATACAATGTTGATAATCGTCTTTACTCAGCGGAACAAACATTACCAAACAAAGCCGATGCGCACAACCACCCATACGCGGCAAGTAGTCATACACATTTGGCTTCTGGTATTACTGATTTTAACACGGCAGTAAGAACTAATCGACTTGATCAAATGGCAACGCCCACTGTCCCGGTCGCATTTGGTGGTGTTAAACTTACAGGTTTGGGCGCGCCGACAGCGTCGACCGATGCCGCCACAAAAGCATATGTTGACTCGAATTCTTCAGGTGGAGTAAGTAGTACCCCGGCCAATGTAATTAACGTTTTAGAAAATGGAGTGAAAAGAGACTGTCGTGTAAATTTACGTTTTACTACAATTGCTAATAACACAACAATTACATGCACCTCTAGTCCATATTCTGAAGGTAGTGCAATTTTTACATCAGAAGATGTTGGTAAGACGGTCTGGATTGATAAAGCTACTTCTGGTGGAAATTATGATCCACATCGTTCAACTATTGTTTCAATTGGAGGCGGAGGAACAACGGCAGTTCTTGCTTCTGCGCCAACCCGCAGTTTAACTAATGCTAATGGGTTAGTTGGGACTGATAATACTTCAGCCATTAATGCTATTTGTGCATCATTACAAGCATGGGATCAAATTTGGTGGCCTGGTGGGAAGTATGGTTATTTCACAGACGGCGGGCATGTAATTAATGCCGGAGCAATTCGCATGTTTGGTGAGCAACTATATAGTTCTTTGTTTGTTATGGTGCACAGAACAAATTCTCTTTTTTCTTTTGGTGTAAATTCTGGTGGGAATTTTATAGAACGATTAGTTGTCGAACATCAAGCAAAAAACACTAATGACGCTCCATATTCTGGTGGTAACTCAGGAAATTATTGGGATGGCTCAAGAAACCTTCAAGATGCCCCCTCTGCGCCAACTTCCGGGGCAGCATTTTTCCATAGCGCTGGTGGTGGTTATTCTACTTATAGTCACGTAGCAGTTACTGGAATGTATGTTGGTTTTAATTCTGCACATGGTTCAATGACAACCTGGCATTTTTGCGAAGTCACAAACCCAGTCTATGCTGGTTTTATTGTTGAAAATCCAGAGTATCCAGACTGGGGTGGTTGTAGAATCATTGAATGTAAAGTACAGGGCTCAGCTCGCCAATACATGGGGCAACATCGTTATGGCGTTCTTTGGACTGGCGGCGGAGGTTTTACTATTCGTGGTGGCGATTATGCAGGAGCAGTAGAAGCCATTGTAATTCAGCCCGCAAATAATTGCCACACTTCTCAAATCAGAATTGATGGCACAGGTGTTGAGGATTGGGGTGATGCAGAATACCCTCCTGGTGGTGTGTATCGTTATGGAGGAAATGCGGATAAATATGGAATTCACGTAAACCTCATCAACGATACGGTTGATCTACTTAACGTAACAATCACCGGTAATAATATTGCTTCTGTTTTACATGGTGGAACTAAAGCCATTGGCGTTACTTCTGTACAAAATACCGCTAGTTCTCGTTCTGGAAACGGTGCGGGTGTCGGGGGATTAGTAGTTGCAAATAATTCTGGCTATGCGACTGGAGCAGCAGTAACATTGACGTGGGTTAAAACCGCCTATATCGCCGGTAATCCTATTTTAACGGCTAGTGCTAATTCATTTAGTAATTGTACATCAATTGATACTGGAGTATGACATGGGCGATTGGGATGCGTCATTTGACACCATCGGTGCAAAGTATAATGGCACAACAGAAAACTCTTGGGTGTTCTATGATTTAACAGGAAACGGCCCGGTATCCGCGTCTGGTTTATTAGCCAGCCCAAACGGTAGTAATGCTTTAACTACTCCGACTCCGTCCCGCGCTTGGGGCGTTTCTTGTAATTCAGTTGCATCAGACACGCCAATGAGTACTTCACAAACAACCTATCTCAGGTTTTATTTTAATCTTTATTATAATACTCCGCAAGGTTACGCGATTGATTACACTATTTATAGCCACCCAACTCTCGGGGAACTAGTTCAAGGTTTAGTCATTCATGCAGACGGCTCTCTTGGTCTCATTGCAGAGACAGCGGGGACAGGAATTGATGCGTTATCTTTTTGGTCGCCCACTGGGTTATTTACTGGGTGGGGTTCTCGTGCAAGATGCGAACTAAGAGTAAATACTGCGAATGACTATACAGTTCGAATTTTTCAAGGGTCAAAGGTTGAAGCGACACATGCTAGTGGGGATTATATAACATATTCTGGAAAACGCTATTTTCATGGTGGGAATGAAGCCTACGGTGGCACCCCTGCTAACATGGCTCGATTGTATAATAGAAAAATTGGGGTTTCTGGGGTAGATTATACCTACTGGCCAAGTCTTGTCCTAGGATCGTCCCCTACCGCAGTAAGTGGCGCGCATGGAAGCATTGACGAAATTGCATTTTCAACATCAAACTGGATTGGTGGATCTACCCCCGAACCAGAGGGATATGAATTTGCAGGTATTATTCCTATCTAAAAAGGAGTGAGTCATGATTTCAATTACATC